ACAACAAGGATAATTATGGAAAAATACCGTGAATCAGCTGAGAAGAGGCTGGGTAATAAGAAATCATACGGTAATCATAAAATCCATCCTGAAGAATTGGCGCGAAGGGCTCATGTAAAGGGTCACTTCGCTGCCAAGGAACGTGATGAATTTTTTGATGAAGTATATGGTGAGGTCTTAATAGACTTCTTTGTTGAATGGTTAAAGACAGAACCACATGAAACAAAATCTCGAGAGTTTCTCTACTCTTCGGCTATGGCGCTAGGTAGCGTTAAGCAGAAAATGACTGACTTTGAGATGTACGGGAAAAACATCCCATACCTAACGGAGGACAACAATGGCGAAACGAATAATTGATTACCAAAAACTTGTCGATAACTACGACACAATGATAGAAACGCTTGAATATGATTCACAGCGTAGTGGTGGTAAAGCTAAACTTAATGCTAATGTTTTAGCTAGTATGCATGATCTACGAGATAGGTATGCTAAAAAACTTAAAGCTACCCCTATTAAAGGAGGTAATTAAAAATGAATAATCCTGAAGCAGAACTTGACTCTACCCAATTGGATGATTCAAATGCAATGGATCAAGGTCGAACTGAAGAGGAATTGCTGGCTGACATTATACGGAATTCAGATTTCGTAGATACTCTACCCAATGAGCAAGTCCCTGAGTTAGACGCGGAAGAATCTGACGATGCAGACCCAGAACAGTCAGAGGAAGCCGATAACGTAGATGATGAAGAAGAAATCGAATATGAAGAAGAGGAAGCCTCAGATGCGGATGATACGTCTACCCAAGAAGCTGATGTGTATACTACGGATGATCTCGATTTGGATGCGCAAGTACTTGTCAAAATTGATGGCGAAGAAGTTGCCGTTTCCTTTAGTGACCTTATCAAAGGTTACTCTACTGAACAACATCTTTCTAGCAAGGGTCGTGAACTTGGTGACGCTCGTAAAGCAATGGAGGAAGAATACAATGCAAAAGCTAATGAATTGCAAACTATGTCTCAAGCCTCTGCTGCAATACTTTACGATGCTGAACAAAAATACTCTAAAGAATACCATGATATTGAGTCTCAAATTGAAAAAGCTCGCGATGAAGGAGATACCTACGAAGTTAATGAACTTAAAGACAAACGTGAACAAGTTCAAAAACAGTATTGGGAAGCTCGTAATCAGCGCGAAGCAATTGTTAAAACAGTTCAAGAACGAACTGAAGAAGCAACTACAAAAGCTTGGGAAGAGCAAGTAAATTATTTCCATGAAACAATCCCTACTATGATTCCCGATTTCAATGAAGATGTTGCAATGAAAATTCGTGACTTTGCAGAAGGTGAAGGAATTCCAGGTGAGCTACTAGATACTATAGCAGATCCTGTAATTGTTAAGTTTGTTGATGACTATAGACGCTTAAAAGAAGGCGTAAGTAAAGGACAAGCTAAACGTAAAGTAACTACTGTAAAGAAAGCGCCTATTAAAAAAGTTAGAACTCGTAATCAAAAACAGATTGACGAGTCCGAAGCAATAAGACAACGGGCGCTAAGCGAAGATGCAAGTCAAGAGGATCAAATGGCATTTCTGAGGGGTATGGCTAATCGCTCATTAAACAACATATAATACCTTGGAGGGTATAAAAAATGGCTAACGAACTCGGTGTACGCGGCACTGGTGGACCAGCAGGTCCAGCTCGCGGAACTGGCAAAGACGTCTCACAGCGTGAGGATCTTGCAAACTTTATCACAATGATTACTCGTGATGAAACTCCTTTTACTTCTTCGATCGGTAAAACCAAAGCAACTGCAATTTACCACGAATGGCAAACAGATACCTTGGAAGCACCAGGCGATTCACGGATTGGTGAAGGTACTGATTACATCGAACCAGCATCAGGCGGCGCAACTGCAACTCCTGCAGTTGGTACTAAATTTGCTATCGATGGTCCAAACCGCACACGTTTGGGTAACTACACACAGATCAATGGTAAGACAATTGCTGTATCAGGCACACGTCGTGCAGTTGATCAAGCTGGTGTAGCTGACGAATATGCTTATCAGCTGAAAAAGCGTGGTACAGAACTTCGCCGTGACGTAGAATTTGATATGATTCATTCAATGAACGTATCAAACGCTGTTGGCACTCAGAATGCTAACTCACGTGCAGCTGGTGGCTACCAGGCATTTATTAACTCTGCTGATACAGTTGATTACGTAGGTGAGTTCCAAGCTCCATCTGCAGCAACTACTGGCGCAGGGACTGATGCCAATGGCACAGCAATTCCACGTTCAAGCATTGCTGGCTCAACTACTGCTCCTGATCGTGATCCTTTGGCACTGACTAATATTGACGGTGTTATGCAAAAGATTTACGAAGAAGGTGGTAAGGCAACTAAAATTATGTTGTCTCCAAAGCTGCGTCGCGACTTCTCTGACCTGATGGTTGGTGACACAGGCGTACAGCGTAACATCGATGCTTCTGGCAAGCTGCGTCAATCAGTTGACGTATACATGTCAGACTTTGGTGACTTGATGGTAATTCCTAATTACATCATGGGCTTGACAAATAACTTTGCATTTACAGGTGACAACAACGTTGCTCACTCTGGTGCAGGTGTAACTAACCTTGCTAACTTTGCTGCATTGATCTATGATCCAATGTGGTTTGCTATGTCATATCTGCGTCCTCTTGCAGAAGTTGACGTAGGTCAGCAGGGTGACTCAACCAAAGGAATGATGGTTGAAGAGTCAACTCTTGAAGTACGCAACCCAATCGGTTGTGGCGCTATCTACGGCCTAGAGTAAAATCATTTAGGGGGAGTCTTCGGGCTTCCCCTTTTTTATCTACGGGAGATAAATATGTCAAACAAATATTCAAAGGGACATGCTATGAATAACCCTGGAACAGGTACAGATGCCGCACCAGGATTAAAAGGGCTTCCAGGAGTTCTCCCTAAACCAAAGCCAAAGAAAAAACCTGTTTATAATTACGGTGGCAATAAAGTTAAAATGTCACAGTATTATTCAGGCGGCGGTAAAGTTTATACAGGGAGATAACTATGGCAATAGGAGACGCTTCGGCTTATGATCGGCAAAAGAAAATAGATCAAATGCGAATGGGTAGAGGTAAAGCTTCTGCTGGTCCTTTGCGTCAAGTTACTCAAGACTCTAAAGGAAATACAACAGTTCGTCAACGTCCTGCTGATATGCCTATGCCTACTGTGTTGCCTAAACCAATGGCAATACGCAGAGAGGCTTTACCTGCACCCGATATGGATGCAATGACTAGTCGTGGCGCAACAGTAACACCTTCTTCAGGTGTTATGCGTGATCGTGCAATGGCTATCCCTACTGCAGCAGATGCAGCACGGGCTGAAAGAAAACCAATGGAAGATGGCCCACGGTCATACGCTAATTTTGCAGAATTTATGAAAACAATGGGGTTAGGTAAATGATGAAAACTTGTCCAACATGTCCTTCACCAGCAGCATGTAAAAAGGCTGGTATTTGTGCTAAAACAGGTAAACGTTTAATAATGGAGCCTAAAGATGCTGGAATGAAAATGGATCCACAGTATAAATCTTCTGGCGGAACAGTATTTAAAGGTAGATAATTATGAAAATTAAATCAGGTGATACTCTTTCACAAATTGCTAAAAACAATGGAACTACTTTAAAAGCAATTCTTGCAGCTAATCCTAGTATTAAAAATGCAAATCAAATTCGTGTTGGGCAAACAATTAAACTGCCTAAAAAACAAATGTCTCCAGGGGATGCACAACGTAATCCATATAAGGCAACTACTCGTAGCGAATTAAAAGCACATAATGCTGAAACAGTAGGTAACAAAGCACAAAAAGTTGTTAATAAAAGTAAAGGTAAATTAAAATTTAAAGATCCAAAATATCGTGAAAGAGCAAATAAAAGATCTAGAGTAGCAACACGTATGCAACAACTTCGGGCTGCTGCAGAGCGTAATAAATAATAAAAATAGGAGTACAGTAATATGCTAGTAATTCAACTAAGCAACGGGAATACTTACCCTGCGGATCGCTGTGTATGGCGCACAGAACAACTAACAAATGGTTATAGATTAACTCACTTTACACCTAATGCTGGATCAGTTGCAGTAGGCTCTGCTCCTGCAGATGCACCAGCTGGCGCAAGATTAGGTTATATTGGTAAGTCAGGCCGCTTTGTAGCCTATACTGAACCTGCCGTTTAATTAAGTATAGAGGACAACAATGGGAAAAGAAAATGAATTTAAATTTCACAGTAATACTGTGAGTGCTAAAGAGAATATTCATGCTGGTTTTGACTTAGAAAGTGGTGACTGGCAAGCAGTACAAAATATTGCTCATTATAAAGAAGATGCCAAATTACAAAGAGAAAAAGAAGCTTATTATGGCCGTAGTAAAAACGGTTATCGTAAAATGGCAACTATTCCTGATATTGTAGCAATTAAAATCTTACAAGATCACAACTTAGATTTGCATGATCCTAGCTTTATGAAAGACCCTAACAATCTTGTTAAGCTAAAAAAGATACTTGTCTCTGAATATTCTGATTTAGTAATTAATACTTAATTAGGAGGCCAAGCATGGCATTGACTTATACAGAGCTTGTAAACAAAGTTCGTGACTGGGCTAACCGTGACGAAGAAGTTGTAAGCGATACAGTTATAAAAGACTGTTTAAAGTATGCAGCCGATAAAGCTTATCGGTCATTGCGTATTCCTCCACTTGAAAACGTTGCTGTTTATGACAAAGCAACTTTAGAAGCAGCTACAACAAATGCTAACAGTAATAACTTAAGCATGACAGAAATTAAATTACCTTTTGATCTTATTGAGTTTATTCAAATTCGAGAAATAGATACAGCTGGTACAACAACAAGAGTATTTAACGAAAAGCTTGATATTAGAACGTTTAATGATAATAACGCTGAAAAATATACAGGCTTTAATTATTGGGCAAGACAACAAAATGTTATTTATTTGTCGCCTGGGTTTGGAAATGGTGTAGGTTCATCACCTGATAAAATAGAATTATATTATTATCGCCGACTTCCTGCTTTAGATGCTGTTTATTCTGTTACTGTTCTTAATTATGATGCTGGTTTTCTTACAACTACAGGTGCTGGCGCTGGTGTAACTAATTCTAAACAACTATTTTTTAATAGCGAAACAGGAAGCACTGCTTATGCGTCAAATGCTGATGCAGTTGCAGCGAATGTCACTGGTACAATTACAAATGCTTATTATATAGGTAATCCTACACCTAATTGGCTTAGAGATGATAATGAAAGAGTATTGCTTATGGGTGCGTTAGCAGAGTTATTTGCTTATGTACAAGAAGATGATCAAGCAAGAAAATACTTAGAGTTATTTAAATCAGAAATTGTAGAGCTTAATGATGAAAATAGTAAACGTAACGCTTCAGGTGGTAATTTACAAGTAAACTTTAACGGGAGAGGGTTAATCTAATGGCAACACCAGCAAGACCTGGGTCTTTTACAGGTGCAACGGATAATGCTGCTAATGGCGGTTTGTTTACAGATACGCTGATTGATGGTATCCCCGATATAGTAGGTACAGACGTAGCTGCTGCTCAAACATCGGCTACAAATGCAGCAACATCTGAATCAAACGCTGCAATAAGCGAAACAAATGCTGCTACTAGTGCTACTAACGCAGCAACTAGCGAGACAAATGCGTCTACTAGTGAAACAAATGCCGCAGCATCTGCTACAGCAGCAGCAAATAGTGCTACAGCGGCTGCAACTTCAGAAACTAATGCAGCAACTAGTGCAACTAGTGCAGCAAATAGTCTAACAGCTATTGGTACTTCAGAAGCAAACGCAGCAGCATCAGCAACTTCAGCAGCAAGTAGCGCTACTAGTGCTACATCTTCAGCAAACTCTGCATTGGCTAGTTCTGCTACTGCTACAACACAAGCTTCTAATGCAGCTACTAGTGCGACTAATGCTGCAACTTCAGAAACTAATGCTGCAACTTCAGAAACTAATGCGGCTACCTCTGAAACTAATGCAGCAACTTCAGAAACAAATGCTGCAACTAGCGCTACAAATGCTGCTACAAGTGCTACTAATGCGTCAACTTCAGAAACTAACGCAGCTGCTAGCGAAACTGCAGCAGCAGCTAGTGAAACAGCAGCAGCTACTAGCGAAACTAATGCGGCTACCTCTGAAACTAACGCTGCAACAAGTGCAACGGCGGCGCAAGCGGCACAAGCAGCCGCAGAAGCAGCAGCTGATAACTTTGAAGACACTTATCTTGGTGCAAAAAGTAGCGCACCAACAGTAGATAATGATGGTGATCCACTTAATGCAGGTGATTTGTACTTTGATACAACTTCTAGTACACTTCAATACTATGATGGATCAAGTTGGAGTGCAATAGCCCCAGGTTTGTCTGATATTGTTTCAGACACAACACCACAGCTAGGTGGAGACTTAGATGTTAATGGAAATAACATTGTAAGTACATCAAACGCTAGTATTAATCTTATTCCAGATGGAACTGGTAATGTAAGGCTTGGTAACTTTATTTTTGATGCAGATCAATCATTAACTTCAAATGAAGATAACTATGTACTTACTTATAATTCTACTTCTAATAGAGTTAGTATGGAAGAAGGTGGCGCAAGTGCTGGATTTGCTATTGCTATGTCAATTGCCCTATAGGAGTTTATAATGGCACAAAATTTTAGACGATATACCCAAAATAATGTTGGGACATCTGCCGCAGCTATTCCTAGTGGGGCAGCATTTGATAGCTATGACACAATCGTAGGTATTCATATTACAAATATTTTAACTAATTCAGTTACTGTAGATGCGTATATTAATGATGGCGCAAATGATATCTATTTAGTTAAAGGCGCACCTATTGCTGCTGGCGGCGCACTACAGTTACTTGATGGTGGCGCTAAAGTAGTAGTACAATCAGGCGATCAGCTTTATATTCAATCAGATACTGCTGCTTCACTTGATGTTTGGGTTTCTGCTGTAGACGCTATCTCAACTTAAAGGAGGACGCTATGCCTTATATTGGTAATCAAGCTGTACAAGGTTACAGTAGTGTTCCAACTAAACAAGATTTAACTGGTGCTACAGGTACTAGTCTTACTCTTACACATTCAGTGTCTAGTAATGAAAGTATTGATCTTTTCATTAACAATGTACGACAAGAACCTGGAACAGCTTATACAGTTGCAGGAAGTACAGTAACGCTTACAGGCACTGTTGTAGCAACAGATGATATTTATGTTGTTTATAACGGACTTGCTTTGCAAACAACAGTTCCACCAGATGGTTCTATTACTACGGCTAAATTTGCAGCTGGCTTGTCACTTGGTGCTGGTTATTTTCAAGGCGAGAATGGTGCAACTGGCGACACAACGAATGGTTTGGGTGACATCTTTAGAGTACATGAAGACCAGATTGACACTGACGTAACCATAGCAGCTAACAACAATGCATTGTGTGCTGGCCCATTAACTGTAGCAACGGGAGTTACTGTGACAGTCAACGGTAATCTGGTGATAGCATGAGTGAACTACGCGCAGACACAATCACAGCAAGTGATGGCACCAGTCCTGTTACGCTGACTAAGCAAAGTGCGGCGAAGGCTTGGTGCAACCTTAACGGTACAACATTTGGAAATCGTGATGGACTAAACGTGGCATCAA